GAGCACTGGGCATTTTCTTTTCGGATTTAGCCGATGCAGGAGTGCTGGAAGGAGGAATAAGCCTGCCCTTTCTGGGTTCATCTTGTACCAATTTTCTTCCGAACATGCTGTTTGCTGCATGCGCAAGAAGATATGGTAATTGAGCTGAAACCTCTGGGTCGAACTTATCAAGTCCTTTTAAGCGCTCATCGTTGAGCATATCATTGTACTTGGAATTTACCTCATTGTCATCTTGCATCCACTTGAACTCCTTTTTTGCCTTGGCAATTAGGTTCTCTCCTGATTCTTTTGCATCCTGGATGCGTTGAATCTTTTGAGCTTGTGCAGGGATGAATTTCTTTTCGGCTTTCCTAGCATTCTGAAGGTGCTTTCTTACGTCGGACTTGGTCATTTCTTTGCCCTCGACCTCCGTAATTACTTCATCAGCTGAGTAGCCATCACTATTGAATATAAGATCCTCGGCCCATTCAATTACATCTTCCACTTGCTTTGCAACTGATTGCAATTCATCGATATTTTCTAAGTGGCTGTATGGGTTGTCCGAATCCTTAACTTCAGGCGTGATTTGACTCTTGGCTTGCGCCTTGAGTTTTTCTAGTTCAGCTTCTGCTGCTTTGCGCTTTGCTGTTAATTCACCGAATCTTTTTACTGCACGGCTACCGAGCTTTTCGGATAGTTCGTTCAGTTCATCTTCGGATAAATCATCCAATTCAATCTGAGAAAGAACATCCTCTGAAGTCTCTTCTTCGGTTGATTCCGATTGCTCGGACTCCTCCACTGAAGTTTCTTCTTCGGAATCCTCGTTAATGCTATTATCTTCTGCAACGGCTTCAGGTGCTTCAGCAGTCTCCTGCTCAACTTGATTCGTTTCCGAACCAAGAACCTGACCCTCCTCTGCGGTTTCTGTAGTCTCAGTTGCTTGCGCGGTCAATTGACCCGCTCTGCTCCTGGTGAACTGTGATAATGACATGTTGGTCGCCTGCTTGGGTGCAGCTTCGGCGATTGCTGCTTTTTGACTTTCATTCATAATAACGCTTTTTACGCCAGCGATGGCGATGATGCATTATAGCACTACTTTTTTGTCGATTTAAGAATTAGGAAATCTATTCCTTAAAACTTCCCAATCGCAAAGTTCTATAATTTCATCAAGCGCTAATATTCTACCTGAAGTCTGTTGAATTACCTCCATGTCGGCTTTATGCAAATCCTGTATGCAATCCTCTCGCATCTGCACGATTGACTGCACAAGAGAAGCGAATGCTTCGTGATGTTTCAGGGATTCAATGTCGTCTGGTATCATAACTACTCCGCACCCTGAGTTTGTATCTCTCCAACTCTAGCGGCTTCAGTGCCGAGTTGCCCGAACTCAGTAGCATTGACCATTTGCTGCTGCTGGAATGTGTACTGACTTGCGTACTTATTCAGTCTCTCCGCGAACATTTGATCCTGCTGTAACCTAGCTGCAATGTCAGGCTGCTGCGCGTATTGCTGTATCAGCTGAGAAGCTACTTGACCTCCATTAGGTCTAGCTGGCATTTCTATACCTGCAAAAATCTTGGATAGATCATCCAGTATTTGATTCTGGATCTCCTGTGAAGCGGTTTCTGTTTCCTGCATGATGGTATCCGCAAGGACGGGATCAATGTTCGACATTGCTGCAGTCAAAAGACTATCAACATTCACGCGTCCACCTCTGTCCAGTTTCAACAAGCTAATCATCTGCTCTATCTTGCTGGATTGCGTCTCTGGATCGGCACTTAGACTATCAAAGGATATTGTAATGTCGTAGTTCTCATCAGGGGATCCCTTCTGGAATTGAACGGGGTCGGGCGCTCCAGTGACCCTGAAGTAAACGTAGTCAGGACCGAAGCGCTGAAAACAAGTAAAGCACATGTTTATTACGTCCGAGCAATGCTTCAAGAACTTGTCCACCAGGAACTGCCTACGAGCTGTACTTATTTCATCATCAGCTAGTCCAGTTAGTTGATTTGCCTGGTTCTCCATCCGATTTTCCATCTCTATGCTACTTTCAGCTGAGGAGGCTGGAGGCGGATCCATGTATTCGTAATCCTTTTCACGTCTGCGCGGAATCAAGGAACCAGGGCCGAAGTTAGATGGGGGTTGATTGAAAGGGTGCAGTATAGGGGGAAGTGTAGTTATACTGTTGCGATCAATTCTAGTGTCGCGTTCAACCTTTACTTGCTGCTGCAATCCCTTCAGTTGCGCTGGAATTGAAGTTGCATCATAGAGTCGTTTACTATTGTTCGAAAGTCTAGTGACGATAACTGGGTAGTCATCGTATCCGTTCATCAGTTCAAATTTAGCGTAGTCCGTCTCCGTGCTGGACTGGAACTCTCTGTGAAAGATAGTGCAATATATGCCCTCGGATCCATCCTCTGGATCAATCAATCTTTGGTACGCATGCACGATTTCTATGAGTTCGTCCGCCTCGTAGGTGGTGTTGTTGCTTGCAAAATTGGACCTTCGACCTTCCTGCTCGATCTCAACGCTGTCCACATTTACGCCCCTGTAACGATCAATAACAGTCTGCACGAAATCTTCATTCCAGTCCTCCGTAATAACTTTATTTTCTAACTGCTGCGCTGTGTAGTAAGTTCTCCAGAAGCAATAAGGACTGCGCTGCGGATCGGTAACATAGCTAGGAAACAAGAAATCTCCATCAGCAGCAAGAGTGCGCACTTCAGGGGCATCTACAGTTCTTCGCACGGCTGGCAATTCAGCGAACCCAGTCTTCCTTAATTCTTTCAGAGCTTTCTTTGCGCGTTTCTGCGTTACGCCCTCGTAAGCGGACTGCAGCATACCAATGACGCTTTCATCATCTCCCGCTTCTAGCATTTCAGTTATTTCGGGGGCATTGAGCTGTATCTGGTCCAGGCTAAGTCTTTGAATAATTCTGCGATCTTCAGCTTGCCACCCTACATAAGTAATTAATATTCCGCGCTCCAGCAGGTAATTGGCAGCCAATTCCATTTCCTGCAGGAACCTAGGTATATAACCAGAAGAAACCATCCACTTCAAGAAGCTGGATACGGTTTTTGCGCGGGCTGCATCTGTTCCCTCCGTCGGGTACGCGCGAACATTACTTCGGCGCAATGCAGTCATAAAGAATGCTACCAGTTTTGTAATGCGCTCCTCAATGACATGGCACTCCATGTCGGATGCTCCCTCCCAGGGGAAGGCATCGGCTCCATGCTTGCGGAGATCCTGGCTCTTACCAGGCCATATATTATGCCTATTGTCATAGGCTTCCCTGCATTGATCGAAAAAGGGCTCCAGTTCTAGATTCGTCTGATCGTAGGCGCGGCGAAGCGCGGATACTTTCGGCTCTGAAGTGAAGTATGTTAGTGAGTCGGAGAAGTCTTCTGGCATCTGTTGCTAATTTTTTTTATTACCTCAAAAACGTAATTTTTTGGCACTCCTATCATATCACATAATTTTTCTGGAGGAACCTCTTCGGTATTAAGCGTTAAAGCACGAGTCATCAGCTCCCAGGCTAACAATCTGTCAACCTGCTCCTCAATCCAATTTTCATCAAGAGTTATGTCCTCTTCCGAATCAATCAAATAGCTTTTCTTTGATGTACCTGTAGCTGGGGTTTCCATCGTTTATTTCCTCAATGTTGATTATTTTTCCCAGCATGTGATCCCTGAATCTGCGCGGGACTACAACTGGAACAATGCCATCAAAACCCTCCAACTTACAATACACGTAGCTTTTGTTGGGGGCGAACCTAATTACTCGCCCTTTCCAGTGCTTCGGCACGATTTCGGGAACATGCAAAGCCGTTCTCAGTATATCTGCGCCCTCTGCATTGATCCATGTATTTTTCTTTGAGCCAGTTATCATGGACTTCTCAAGTTTTTCTTTGGCTATCTGCAGGGATTCCTCGAAACTGTAATTAGTCCCGTACTTTTTCATTAGGGTTGTTAATCTTTCTTTCACTAATATCCTCCTTTTTTGGGTTGATGCTGAAGTAAATTGTTGTCGTAATGATCTGGACCGTCACCAGCATTCATCATGCGCAAGTATCTCATTAGGTCAAAGAAGTCCTTCAGGGGTTCGTCGCTCTTTCCTTGCGCGGAATAGTTCAGTAGACTGTCGATTAAGTTCTTGCATGAAGAATCAATATAGCACACTGGGCTGTTCGCTTTGTCAAGTTTTGCATCTGGGTTATATGCGAACCATTCGTCCAGAGCGGCTATACCAGTATCCTCGTGCTTGCCAGAACTAGGGATAAAATGCATATCATAATCGGCGAATACGGTGAATAGATCCTCGTTGTTCTCATTCTCTCTAGCGAAATACCTACTATCCCCTACGCGTTCCTGCACTTCAATATTCAATTCTTCTTCGATTTCTTCGAACAGTGAAACATAGGAGCCTATATCAAGTCCTATCTTTTTTGCCGCTGGACCGAATTTCCACTTGGGATCCCCAAAAATAGCCCATTCGCCGTAAGTATCCCTGTCGGGCCACTCCCTGATAATGTATACGTTGTCATAAGATACCGCCGCCCAGATGCAGCTGAAGTTCCTGGCACCAGCAGGGTCCACAATGTGATAGCAAGTGTAGTGCTTCTTGTCCGTGAAGTCAGGCATCTGCATCCCGTGCCTGTTGGGTTCATCTGAAAGCACGTTCACGGAAGTGCTGAACATGGGTAGCAGAGATGTCATGCTCTTCACGGGAACTCCGTAAGCACGCACAAGTATCTCATCTTCTGGACTGTTCTTGAGATCCTTCGCTATGCGGTCGTACCCGCCGAAAGGGTTCTCATCGGAGTGCAGATACACAATCCCTGCGTCCCTGCTAGGACTGTACTGCTGCACGGGCACGTCCTTTTGCAACAATTCAGCCTCGCGAACCTGCAGTGTCTCTGCACCCTTCAGGTATTCCGAAACGAAGGGGGTGTACCCGTCAATAGGGGTAAAGCCCAGAAGCATACTACTGTTTCTTGTAGCAAGTCTAAATCTCAATGTATTCACCAGGGCAGCGTCCCCCAGGTACTCGTCCAACCATGCCCCTATGTTCAATGCATTCATTTCATTGCACTCGTTGAACCCGAACTCGAAACCCTCCAGTATCGTCTGATTATTGCTGAACTGCGTGTAAGTCTTGAAATCTACTCTAGTCCTGGTGTCAGGGAAGATAAAACTACTTCCAGTGAATCCGTTCTGCATGCTGTAGTTTATGTAACCATCTATGCTCTTTGTCTTCTTCCTGAACTCCTTCGGCATCATCTCCCATACTGCACTTTGCTGCACCTTGATGCTGGTATCTGCATTCTGACTGAAACAAACTACATGCCCATCATTGCAGCTAGTTACTGCTTGCATTAGCAGTTTAGCGCAGCCAGTGGTCTTTCCGCTTCTGTTACCGCCGAATGTAATCACTTCATTGTAGTCCTGCAGAGCTTCCCTGATTCTGCCCCAACCAGGTAGCTCAAAGCCGTACCGCAGGGGATCCTCCTGTGATGCTAGTATTCTACCCTCGTGCGCCCTGTGCAACTCGGACAACAATTTCGGGTCCTTCTCCCCCAGCAGCACTATCTCCTCGTCGGTGGGCGGCTGCAGGATTGCATGCTTTGTGAATTCAATCATTTTCTTCTGGCTCCTCGGGATCCTCTTCAATCCACTCAATTTCAATATTATGCGCATTGATCTCCTTCTGCGCTTCATGCAGGAGCATCTTCCCTGCAGGCAGATGATTGTAGTCGTAGAAGATCTCTCCGATTTCGTCCATGACTACAAAGCAGTAGTTCTCGAAATGCTCGCCGAGAATGCCCCTGATCTGGTCGTAGATCGGGTCATAGCTGGGGTCTGTTATTGATCTAGGCATCCTGAACTTCAGCTTGTATTGTTTTTGCCTGCTCTATCCTATCCCTAGCAGCCTTGATTGTTGCCTCGTAGTCCTCCTGTGTGTACACCTTGCGCTCTTCGCTGATGTTTGTAGCCTCCCCGCGAGCCGTCAATGCTTCCCGCGCAGCATTAGCCTTCGCTATACTGAGCTCCTTGAGGTCCTTGAAACTGACTTTCATTTCGGGGTCATCCTGCATGCGCTCGCGCACTTTCTGTATGAGGTCCTCCTCCAGGCTAGTTAGATGCATGTAACTTTTCGCTGCCAGTTTACCCCCGAGTTCCTTGAACCTACTCAAATGATCCGCGAACTCCACCAAAATGTTCACAACTGTATTCCTGTGCACTCCGTACTTCTTCACTATCCTGGTCTGCGTATTGCCTGTACTAAAAAGATACAGCACCCTAGCCACCTTCTCAGGATCGTACACCGACAGGGACTTCACTTTCTTTAGCTGCATCTCCTCCGCGTACGCCTGCACCGCATCCGCTATTTCAGATTGAAGTAAGTTTTTTTCAGTTTTTTCTTGCATTTATCTAAAAAGTATGAATTTACTATGATACTATACAAACATCATAGTCCTAGTGCAAGCCCAATGTCAAGGGTGCAAACGGTACTTCAGGTAGCACCTGGTAAGACATTAAACTACGAACGCAGCTCGCCGAGATCAAGCTCTAGTAGGAATACTGGCGCTCTCCGCGAACTTTGGGTTATTCTCCCTGATGCAACCATGAAGGAGAATATAAAATAACGCTGCTGCTTAAGGATGAATGATCGATAATACCTAGTCCGACCTATATGGTCTACGCAGTCCGTGCTTCGTGAATGGCGAAGCTGTGCTCATAAATAACAAAGCTGTGCTAGGGTGTGGTATAATACGAAGATGTCCAGAAAAGATACAGTAGCTAAGATGAAGGATAAGGCTTACCAAAGCCGTCCAGATCAAAAGAGACGCAGAGCCGCTCGTAATAGAGCTAGGAGAGCTGCAGTCAAGAAATACGGGGCAGCAGCACTTCGGGGCAAGGACATAGATCACCGCAACGGTAACCCTATGGACAACAAACCTTCGAACCTGCGAGTTATGCTCAGGAAAACAAACCGAGGCCGTAACAACGGACCCAACGGTAAACCTGGAAAATCAGGACATAAGAAAAAATAAACCCCAAGCACCCTGGGAACCAGCACCTGGGAAGCCCCTTGAGGAAGGTATTTTTTTTTGGGGTAGTTAATGAATATCAATTTTTAGCAACAACTGCACTTGCGACCCCACCCCC